TAACCGTTATGTTAACTGCTTCTCTGTTATTACCAGCTAACATATCTCTAAGAGATCTAAGAAAGTTTATAGCACCTCTGGTACCGTTTACACCACCATTTAACACCTCATCTTCGAGATGCTCCATATGTAAATTTTTACCAGATGCTTCTGTTAGGAACTCTTTATAGAATTTCATAATGCTTTTACCCATTTCTTAAATGCTATACCAAAAGTAATATCTTTTCTATCTCTCATACCAAGATCTCTTTTATTAGCGAAGTATCTTTTTAGACCTTCTCTAGTTTGAGCTTTAATATCTTCTTTAAACTTATCTATTTTACGGACACTATTTACTTGTTGCAACCCTAGTAGCTCTCTTTGTTTAACTGAGAAGTTTTTTCTAGGAAAATTATTAATAGCAAAATCTAAAGCGCTCTTTAGTTCTTTTAGTTCTTGTATTTTTTCTATATCACCAGGTACGTCAGTTGAGATAGGTTCTGATTGAAAAGGTTTAGCTATAATTCTAGTAGAAGCTCCTCCTTCTTTTTGACCTCCACCTGCCCAGGTTAAGTGCCAATCTGAATCCCAGTTATTTCTATTTTTGAAGAAGTTCTCATGACTATCAAAGGAAATTGTAGCTCCAGTAGTTTTATTGAATAATGTTACCCAATCGAAGCCGTGAGACTCATATTGTTGATAAGCAGCTGAACACCAATGTTGTAGAAAGAGATTAGGATTAGTAAAACCATCTTTTACTACCTTATCAAATTTATATGCGGTAGTAATACCCATACTTGCATTACATACATCAGTATAAAGTTTTTCACAAGCTTTATCTGCTTCTCTTTGAGTTACTCCATGCTTTGCCATGTATAACTCTGTATACATTTTACTTGCTGCTGTTAAAGCTTTAGGCATTCTTGCTTTACCATTAACTATCATTAATGAATCAAGATCTTTTTCTTTTAGTTCTTTACCTACAGCTTTAAAAGCATCTTTGAAGACTTCTTTACCCATATTGAAAGATGAACTAGAGCCAAGATGACCTCCATCAGACTTCATCTCAATATTAAGTCCTCTTCCTAAATATGCATCACCTTTATCTTCTTCATCACCCTTAGCACCAGTATCTGTTGCCATAATAAAAAGTAATTCTCCTGGACCAATATTTGCATTATGGATTTTAGGAGTCCAGTTTACATACTCTGCATACATTTTAGCCATAACACCATAATTAGATGTAATATAATTTAGAGCGTTCTGTACTTTACCTTTGCTACCTTTTACTAACCCCTTAGCGTCAAACGATCCGCCTGCTAAAAACTCTCTTAATGCATCAAATTGTTCTTCTACAGTTTCACCGTACTTGTTAAAGTATGCTATTGTACCTCTTGTTACCTCATCCTTACCCATTGTGATTTTCTTTTTATCACATGCTTCATGGATCATTTTTTCCATGACGGGTACAGCCATAGCATTTATAGCTTTTAATAAATCTTCATCATTATCAATCTCGTCAATCATTTTCAAGACTTTATTTTTGAGAGCAGTATTAACTGCTTCATTTATCCAGTCTTTCATTCCAGCCCTTCTACGTTGCTTCTCACTAATGATGCGATCAACTATACGTTCGGCAGTAACATGAGATTTGAATTGCTTCATCTTAGCCTTTTACTTTATCCCCACTTGTATACTTGTCTATTACATCATTAATCTCTTTAGCCATTTTCTTTACATTATTGACTTCAGAACCCATTTGACCAAAATTTCTAACCGCTTTAAAGACTTTCATAAGTCTTTTTGAGGTCATTTCTAATTGCTTTACAGCTAACGCAGTTCCTGCTGCTGTTTCCATAACATCTTTAGTGGTGTCATGTAAACTCTTTACATTTTCCATAATACTCCCTGCAAAAAATTATATTACAGTTCTATTTATGTTTTTTCAGATACTCGTACTTTTGTTTTGCTAATTCGTACATTTTTGATGATACTTTTTTATCTACGTTCCTATATCTATCAAAAGCATCACATTCAGTAGCTTTTCTGTTAAATAGATGCATATCAAAAGCTAACTCTGAACTGTATGCATCTATTTCGAAAGGGCTTGAATAATAATCATCTACCTGATCTTTATTATCATCAAATTGCATTGAATGTGTCATCTCATGAACAAAGGTAAGTATAAACTGTTCTTTATATTTAATCCACTGTTCATTAGGTATGTAAAGTTGGCGGGAATATAATTCTGGGGATAAGTTTATAGATATTTCTATTTCAGAGTCTTCATAATGTTCTTGAGGGACATTAGCTGCACCATCATAGTTAAGTTCATATAAGGCACAGCTTCTGTCTTTTCTTATTGAGATATAACAACCAAAATCAAAATGTTGTTCAGCATAGTCACTCATTTCTCTAGATAAATCATGCCATGCTTTTATGTATCTTTTGGTTGATTTAGTATATCCTTTTTCAAAGATATCAAATATTTCTCCGAACAAATATATTTTTGAATATATGTAATTAAGATCAATCATAACTAAATGCTCCAAAGTCAGCTTTATTTCTCATTCTATTACCAGTAGCGACATCAAAAGCAGGGCCATCATCGAACTCTTGACCACTATCAACTAAGTCTGTTTGAGCATTTTGTTCTACATCATACAATCTCATTTTAGGTCTATCAATACCAATAATAAACTTTTTATATGCTGTAGGATCGTTATATCTATTCTTTAACTGCTTTACCATTAACTGATTCAGCTCTTCCATCTCTTCAGTACTAATCAAAGCAAACATAAAGTCAGCAGTAGCAGGAAGACCAAAACTCTCAGAAGTATCTTCTAAACCTAAGTCAGTACTAGTAAAACCAGATCGAGTAGTCTGCGTAGCGCTTACAATAGGAACATCAAACTCTACAGCTAGACCTCTTAACTCTTCAGCAATAGACTTAATATAAGTATAAGAATTTACATTAGCACCAGCTCTAATTCTAGAACTAGAACATATATTAAGATAATCTATAAAGACAATATCAGGAATAAAGTTTCTTTTTAACTTCAATTCCGATAATAGATTCTTGAAATGCATTGCACCAGCAGATGCAGTAGGATATTCTTTAATAATAATCTTACCATTTGTCTTTTTACTAATCTTATCTATCTTAGTTTGATACATTCCTTTACTTAACTCTTCTAACTGAGCCATAGGAACATCAAGAAGATTAGCATCTATCCTTTCAGCAATCCTCTCTTCAGCCATCTCCATAGTAATATAGAGTACATTCTTATTAATACTCAGGCAACTAGCAGCATGATGGCACATAAAAAGAGACTTACCGACACCAGTTCCAGCAAGACAAATATTGAGAGTCTTATTAGGGAGACCCCCTTTAGTAATCTTATTAAATAATTCGAGATCGAATTCAATTTTCTCCTCTATCTTATGATAGAAATCATATCTTTCTTCAGCATCTTCAATAAAGTCATGACCTACATGAGGATCAAAACTAACAGCTAAAGCATCAGATAGTAGAGTAGGTATTGCACCTTTAGATAAGTTTTGCTTTTTGTCATTACCTTCTAAGATAGCAATAGCATCTACTACCGCTTTATATATCGCTTTATCTTGACAAAAAGTTTCAGATTGTTCTACTAACCAATCAGTTATATCTTCGCCCTCAGGCTTTTCTAACCTATTGATTATATCAGTAGCGGTTTGATATTCGTTTTCGTGAAGTCCGTCTATTTGATCTATATCAATAAGAAGACTTTGCTTAGTAGGTAAGCTATTATGCTTATTGATATATTCTTGTATTTGCTTACAGACTAGCTTTTCAGCATTATCGTCAAAATATTCAGACTTAATATAAGGAGTTACTTTACGCGAAAACGATTCATTGTGTATCAAATGAGATAGTATCAGGTGCTCTATCCGTTGATTCATCGTCCTCCACAAAAGTTATAGGGTTGTTCATTTCTTCTGCGTCTGCTTGCTTGTATTTGTCCCATAATAATTTCACTAATATTTCACCAATCATAAATTCAAATTCTTCACCTTCTTCATCAGTGTGTTCAACATCTTTTAAATCAGGTGGAACCAATAATATATCATATTCATATCTTGCAGTACTTTCACCTTCTGCATCAGGAGGTGCTATTTGAAACTTACCAAATTTAAAAATGACACCTTTGAAAGGACCTACATCCATTCTTATACACTGTTGTTCATTTTCAGGATCATCAGGATCAGGTACTATACTATAGTAACTATCTATCCTATCATAATCTTCTTGAGTAAGTTCATTCTGACTCGAC